CCATCACGTCGAAGGTGGGCAGCAGATCCACATCAGGCACGTCATCCAGCAAGTCCGAGCCATCCAGCGTCAGGGCGTCAAACTCCTCGCTGTAGAAGGTGTTGGTGCGTGTGCCCTGGAACGGTGGGACGTCTTGGTCCTCGCGGCGGTTGATCAGGGTGAGGGGTGCCAGCGTGTCGGGCAGGTCGATGATGATGCTGGTTTCGCTGGTGCTTTGGCGGCCGCCGTCGTCCTCAAATTTGACCAGCACTTCGCCTTCCACCAGCGGGATGATGGCCTCGGTGGAGCTACCGGATTTGGCGGGGATCAGGTCAACGCTGTTGCTCCAGCTCGCGCTGCCATCCGTCAGGTTGCTGTGGCGGATATGAATTTTGCCGCCGACTTTTACGTCGAGGTCTACGGTCTCGTCCCAGCGCAGGCGACCGGAGTTGGCGTTGATGGCCTCAAAGCTCAGGTTCTGGACGTTGCCGGGGACGGCGGTTTTGCCGACAAGTTGGAATTGATCGGCGGCTATTGCACCACCTTTGTTGACGTAGTTGTACGCCTGAATTTGTACGTAAAGCGTTCCGGGGCGCGTGTTGAGGATCTTGATTGACGGCGAGGTGGTGTTTACCTGCTGCCAGTTGTCGTTATCGACGCGGTATTTAACGCGAAACTCCGAGACGCGATCTTTGGGGCTGATCCAGCCAAGGGTGAAGCCGGAAAAAACGCTTTGGCCGTCTTGGTATAGATATTCAGTGCCGTCAATGCTGCTGACTGCATCGGGCGGGTCGCTGAGGTTGCTGATGTCACGGGTGGTCAGCGTGTTGTCGCTTTCGATCGCGTTGTAAATGCTGCTGTTGTATTGCAGGGCGGTGACGCCGTAGATGCCGTCTTCAGATTCGGCGACGTTGAGAACGCGGAATTGCTGGGATTCGATGTCGTCGGTTTGGATCAGCCAGATGGCGTTGGCGTTGGGTGCTTCGCTAAATGGGTTGCCGACCGTGATTGTGCGGTCGCTGATGGATTGGATCGGGCGGAGTTCGACGTTGCCGCTGGGCAGGATGACCGAAATGCGTGGGTTGCTTGCCAGGTTGACGGATAGGTTGCTGCTGGAATCGACCGTGATGGTGGTTGTGGTGGCAGAACTGACGCGACCGCTGCGGCGTGTGCCAGCCTTCATCGGGTCGGCAACGTCAATCACCATGCCGGGGCGCAGGATGATGCCGCTGTCGATTGACACCGAGAACGTGACGGTTTCGGTCAGGTTTTGTTCGCTAAGTAGCGCCCACTTACCAGCGCGGTGGGCTTGACCTTGGCTGTAACAACCGAGGGCTTTGATGTCTTTATTGATGATGCCGTATTTGGCTACAGCGTCGGCGTCTTCGACGTATTCGTACTCAACTTCGCCAAGGGTGTCGTAGGACTGCCAAGCAACAGTTGCGACGCTGTGGCGGGCTTTTTGTGATGTGCCACTGTAAACAAAAATGCCATCAACAACATTGCTTTGTCCGAGCAGATATTGCGAGTCGGTCGGTTTGTCTTGCTGGAGCACCAGCGAGCCGGCGCCGTAATACGCGATGCCACGGAAGAGGCTGGTCATCTCTTGGATGACGTTGTAAACCTCGTCGCGGCTGTTAATTAGTAGGTTGCAGGAGAAGCGTGGTTCCAATCCGTTTTTGCCGTCGTCAACAAGGGCGTTGCAGTATTGGCTGATGGCGTAGAAGTCGTAGCGATCCAGGCTGCTGGTGGGGATGCTGGCGCCGTAACGGGTGTTGGTGAGCAAATCCCAGAGGCACCACGCTGGGTCGTTACACCACGTTGCAGCGCCGAAGGTGCCGTCCCAGACGCCGGAATAGGTGACGCGACCCAAGTACGTGGTGGTATCGACGCTGGCGTTGCTGGGCAGTTGGACTTTTTGTCCACGAATCAGATACTTGCGGGTTGGGATTGAATCGAACTGGCGGGAATCAAACCGCAAAAATGCCAATGCGCTGTTGGGGTAACGCAGCTTTTCGTCGATGATTTCGGTGTAGCTGAACCAGTAAGTTTGGTTTTGGCGTTTGGTGCTGGATTCGTCGGCGCTGACGCGGATGACTTTGATGTCAACGGGGAACGCACCAGACAGCGGGATCATGTAATCGCGCTGGTAGCGGTTGCTGGTTTTGCCGCTGATCGTGTCGTCTACGACGGTTGTGTACCCGCCGGCGTTGTACTGGACTTGGATGCGGACTTGGACGCTGTGGCCAACAATGTCGCCGTCATCTTCGATAATTTGCAGCGATGGGACTTGCAGCGTGACGCGCACACGATCCACGTCCGAATCGGTGATGGTGCGGACGATTGGGGTTGCATTAACAACTTCGACGTTGACGCCTTCTTCGCTCTCGGTGCCAATCGCGTTGCTGATGTAGCTCTGGGCTTGCGTGCCAGTGCGGGTGACGACTGTGTAGCCCTCGAAGTTGGCGTTGTTGGCGGCGTCGCGGACTGGAGTGCCTTCCAGATAAATACCCTTTTCGCCGTTTTCGATGCCGTCGATCTCGCCTTCACACAGCAGATCCAGCACGCTGGCGTATTGAACTGACTGGAGTGAGTCGTCGGCTTCTGTTGGGGTGCGGCTGGAGCCACCGCCACCACCGCCGCCTTTACCGCCGCCACCGCCTCCGCCGCCAGCACCAGCAATGCCGAGACCTAGGCCGGCGTTGTGGACGCGGATGTTGTTGGCGATGAAGGTGTGATGGCTTTCGACCGTCAGGTTGTAGACCGTGCCAGTGCAAAACTCGGTCTTGCCGACGATGGGGCGCAGGTGGTTATTGGCGTCAACGAGGCAGTCGTCGGAGCCGAGAGTGTCGATTTCGACGAAGGCGTTGAATTGGTTGAGGACCCAGTGGTTGGGGGTGGCATCAAGATGCTCGCCGCCCCAGAGCGTGTAACGAATGACGCGCTCGCCTTCGTGTTCGTGGACTTTGAGGATCTTGGCTTCGTGCAGTCCGCCTTCGTCGTCAAAACTCAGGACAAGATCACCGGCCTGCAGCTCGTCAATGCGGCGCGTGCCGCCGGGAATTGCAACAAGGGTGTGCCCTAGGAAGCAACCGCCACCGCCACCACCGCCAGAGCCGACAATTCGTGTCATATCAGTTGATCAACGTCAAGGCCGCTGGAGAGAACAGCGGAGCCAACAAATACACGTCCGTATGCAATAGGAACCGGCAAACCTTGCTTGGCGGTGTTAACGATGCCGGAGAAAGTGAACGACTCAAACTTTGCAGCGTCGCGTCCGCGTTCTGTTGTGGTTGTCGATTGAACTGGGGCGGGTGAAAGTGCTTGTGCGACGCCACCCAGCACAAGAGATGCGCCTAATCCGCTGAGCGCAACGCCCAAAGTTGTTAATGCACCAGCGGTGCCTGCTGTAGCTGCTGTGGCTCCAAAAATACTGGTTGCGCCAAACAGACCAGCACCGGGCAGCAAAAACGACAGCGCAATCAAGCCGACGCCAATACCGATTTGACCACCCAAACCACCTGCACCAGCGATTACTGGAGTGATACTGAAGACTTCGCGCTCACTCCATGGACCGATAATTAATGCTGCATTTTGTTCGGTAATTTTTTCTTTTCCAAGGGTTACGCGATAACCAACGCCGTCTTTTTCGCTATCCAGCAGCCACTTTTCAAGGCCGGGAAAGTTGACGCAAAGTGCTTTGAGAGCCTGCGCTGGGGTGTCGGCTTCAAACTGGAAACGGCACTGACCCAGCTTTTTGCGTAGTGCGCCGTAGACCTTAACGACTTTCATGCCGCAGGACTCGGGCGGTGCTTTTCAGATAATAGCCGCCATAGATGTCGCGGCTACTGAGTCGGCCTTGTAGGTGGTGCAGGATCAACTGATCGCCCAAATAGATGGCGGCGTGGTTGGGCAGCGGTGATGCAAGTTGCATCAGGATCGCGTCGCCGTACTGCAGTTCTTCCAGCGGGATGGGGTAGAAGCCTTCGTTGGCGAAATTGTCTAGGTATAAATTCTCACCCTTGAGCCAGAACTGGTCGCGGCGGTCGTAATCACCCAAACTCAGCCCAAATTCGCGGTTGTACCAGTCGCGGCAAAGGCTGTAGCAGTCCACAATCCCAAAAACAAACTCACGTCCCACGTAAGGCAGTTGAAAGCCTTCGGGTTCGCAATAGCCCCATTGTTCGGTCTGGGGATTGACGATGTGCCAGGGCAGGCCAGATTTTTCGCAGGCAACGCGGTCGGCTTGCGATGGGGCGTGGTTGGTTTTGGGGTGGCTATGTACCACGGCCACGATTTCGCCCTGTTCTTCAGCGGCAACGTAGTCAACCGGATCCAGCACAAAGTGTTCGTCTGGTGTTTCGGCCATGTTGCGGCAGAGAAAATACCGCTTGCGGCCTTTGACCACGGCGACCAAACCGCAGGATTCCTTTGGAAATTCCGCCTTTGCGTGCTCCAGGGCAGTTTCTTGGATGGATTTGCTGAGTTTCATTGGGTCAGACCGGCGCCGGGGAAGGATCCAAAGGGCAATTCAGCGACTTCACCGAATCGCAACTTGCACGAACTGAGCCGCTTGCCGCAACGGTCTTCGGCCAACACGCCGACAGTGTTGTCGTTGACATCAAAGTAGTTGCTGCCTGTGTAGCCGCACTCACCGCTTCGGTATTGCCACTGGCAGATGTTGGCGATGATTTGGCGCTTGGGGATCATCACGCCAGCGAGGTCGAATTTGCTGGCCAGCTCGAAGCTCACAGAGTCGCGGTTTTCGCTTGCTTTGCGGTCCACGTACCAGACCTCATCGGGGAATTTGGCATGTGGGTCTGCGGCGGCTTCGCCATCAAGGTATTTCTTGAGGGTGCGGATGCGTTTGACGGTGGCGCCACCTAGGTCATTGCCGGGTGTGGTGGCGTTGACCAGCAACAGCAGCGTGGTCATGTTGCCATCCAGGTTGCTGATCGTCAGCGTGGGGCGCGGCAGCGTACCCGTGTTGCTGTATTCAAAGCCGTCAGCCTTGACGGGCAGGCGGGCGTAAGCGTTGCCGTTCCAGGTGATGTTGCCGGTGACGTTGGCGTTGCAGCCGTTGTGCCAGCGGTAGGTGTCGCTGCTGCCGTGCAAGGCGGTGTCCAGCGTCATTTCGAACAGTTCAATAATGGCGCTTGGTGCCAGTGCGGCCAGCTCCTCGTAGACGCTGCTGATCGCTGTCCAGACAACCGTGCCATCGGTGATGGTGCTGCCAATGTTTGTTGGCCAAGCTGGTTGGGTGCTGGAGCTGGTGCCAGCCGTGGTGCACTGAAAAACAAGACCGGACGCCTGCAGGCTGCTGGCGCGAACAATGTCGCCAACGGCGTATGCGGTTGAACTAGCCCAAGCCGAGTACGCCATCAGGGTTCAAATACTTGGCGGAAGGTGGCCGTAATCGTATTTACGTTGGCGTAACGAAGGTCACGCGACCAACTCTCCACGACCCACTTGTAGGCCGTTGCTTCATCCAATGGCGTCCAAGTGAAGCTCGCATTATCAGCAGCGCGTGCATCAAAGAACGCCTCAATGGCATCAGCATCCGTGCTGTCCTTAGCTGTCCAAGTCAGATCCCAAACGCGTGGGTTTTGATTCAACCCATAGGTCAAGCGTTGTTCGTAGCCATCACCAAACTGCACTTTGCGGACAACAGGTTGGCTTTTGCGTGATGCACCGAAATCAGGCGTGGTGCCGCCCGTGCTGGTGCCAACAGTGGCGTCGTTGAAAGTAGCCATTACGCGAGCAAGCCTCCAGGACGTTTCTGCTTGATCAGCTCTTGCTGAACGGCAATGCCGATTGCCTTGCCAAGTGCATTGGCCTGCTGACCGTTGCCTTCAACGTTGCTGCCATTGGCATCGACATTCACCACAACATTACCGACCCCACCACCTTTCATGGTTACAGGAATGCTGCGACCATCAGGAAGAGGCACATAGGCTTCAGGACGGCTTCCTTCGCCATACATAGCGAGCTGTGGACCAGTTGCAATGCCACCAGCGGCGTAGCGTTTGAGCTTGAGCGGACCGTTGGCAGTCATGATCCCACCCATTGCAAAGCTGGGCAGCAACGAACCACCAAAACTTCCAGTGCCTACACCGAACGAAGGGTTGGTGAACATGCTGGGCGCACCACCGCCAAAGTAATTGCCAGCAACACTGACGGGCGCAGGGGCAAAAAGATTCCTAAAGAAGGTCATAATTTGCAGCTTCAGGTAATCGTTGATCATTTGAATCACCATGTTCTGAAATGATTTGGCAATGTCTTGGAACAAGGTGCCAAGCGCCTCACGCGCTGATTGAGCCGAGAACACAAGGTTGCTGAATGCAGTGCCAAGGCTGGTTGACAAGTTGCCAGCCAGATCAGTCAAGCGGGGTTGGATGTCTTCAAACGATTGTTTGAGTGCGTCAATCTCCTCCTTCATTCTTCCGAACACAGTTATCTGCTCTACTTCACCGCCTTTGTAGGTAGGCAGTTTTTCTTTAATTTGATTTAAGAAGGAAACAGTTTTTGCCAACTCATCGTTATCAAGTTTCCTGATGTCGGCTACGGCTTGCTCTCGCTCAAGCCTGATTGCGTCTAAGCGAATTTGAGCATTTGTAATATCAAGACCTTTTGCTTTGCCCTGAGAAATCCTTTCCTCCAATGCACTTTCTTCGTTAATCAAAACATCGCGGGTGATTTCAAGTGCTTTGCGACGCTGGATAATTCTCAGCCTTTCAGCTTCATCAAGATTTCCCTTTTTCAGTGCGGCTGTAATTTTTTGTTCAGTAATTAAAACGTCATTGAGCAGTTGCTTGCGTGCTTCATTGTTGAACTGACGACCAAGTACAGCAATAGAACGCGAAAAGTCGGACTGCAATTTATTCAAGATTGATTTGGAATCGCCGCCGCCAGTGGTGTCAATGCCAGGCAGATTTGATGGCTTCTCTGGCACAGGCGCTTCAGGACCAGCCTTGGCGCCTTGAATAATTTGCATCGAGCCAGCACGTAAAGCCCTTGCCAGAGAAAGCCGGCTTTTTTCCTCTTTTGATAATCCACCAACGCGAACCAATTGTTCAGCTTCAAGTTGTTTAATAATTGCGTCCTGCGCTTTTACATTTCTAATTGCATTATCAAGCAACTTTCCTCCAAATTTCTCTTCCATTAAGCGCCCAAAACGCTCAAGTTCTTTGCCCAAGCTCAAAAACGACTTAATGGCCTCACTGGCAAAGTTTTGGAACGATGCGCCCATGTCCTTGAGGATCGGACCAATTGCGCCTTTAAGTTCCGCTAATTGAGTCTTCAGGCGATCACCAGCAGCATCTGGACCATCAGCCAAAATCTTTGCGCTTTCGCCGTATTCAAGGAATAATTTTTCTGCAAATAGCTGGAAGTCCTGCAAGCTGACTTGACCTTTTTCAAGTGCCTTATCAAGCTCCTGAGGCGTCATATCAAGAGCTTTGGCAAACAGGCTAAATGCACCAGGCAAACGCTCACCGATCTGTTGCCGCAATTCTTCAGCGGAAACCTTGCCCTTGCTGAAGACCTGAGAAGTTGCGGTCAGAGCCGAATCAAGCTGCTCAAGGCTGCCGCCAGTGCCTCGAATGCCAGAGGCAACGCCAATAAATGCTTTTTCTGCATCGCGAACATTGCCGCCAGCGCCTTTGACTGAAGCTGTTAGCTGCGTAAATTGGCGGGTGATAATTTCCTGCGGAATTGCCAAATCACGGCTGGTTTGGTTGATAAACGAAAGCGCCCGTTGGTACTCAAACGAATCCTTGGTGACTAGCCGCAATGCTTGGCGTTGTTTGCTCAGTTCAGCCGCATAAGTGGCAACATCACCAAGCCCTTGGCGGAACATCCCGACCTGAGCGCCAATTGCGCCGCCGGTAATTGCACCAGGAACACCACCGACAATCGCGCCAATACCAGCGCCAGCAGCCCCTTCAAGGCCGCCAAACACGCCAGCACCAGCAATCGTCCCCGCAATCTGTGCGCCAGCAGCAAGACGCCCGCGACCGCCAGGCTGGACTTTCCTCAGTTGTGCCTCAAGTTTCGCTGCTTCAGCGTTTGCTTGTTTGAATTCAGCAGTGCCAATCTCAACGCTATTTGCAATCTCACGCCATGCATTTGCATAGCCTTTGAGATTATTGATGCTGTTCGCAGAAGTCTGTTGAATCTTTCTCAGTTCATCAGATACTTCTTTGAAATTGACGTTTGCAGCCGCAGCTTGTTGCCCCAGATTCTTGAAGCTGCCAGACAACCTCGTGAGCTGCTCACCGCCCTGTTGCTTAATCCTCAGCAGCAGCTCAGTGGTTTGGCTCATTTGCGTTTGCTGTTCAGAACGGCTAGGGCAGCCATTTCCATCACCTGCACGCCTTCGAAGATGGCAACAGGATCCTTGACTGAATACAGCTTACAGAGCCATTCCAAACTCGGGTAGATCAGTCCCGTCAATCCAGCCATGCTCGTGTGCCATTGGGTCGACATGCGGATGAACATCAACACAACTTCCCAGTTCTCCTCCCAGATTTCACAGTCCTGCTGTGCAGTTTGAAGACGTGCAGCGGCGATCTGCTCCTCGCTTGCGCCAAGAGCCTTCAGGTCGGCCTCACGTTCGTCTACAACGCCGCCTTTCGCCCAGTACTCAGCGGCGGCCTTTAGTTTTTTGCCGGCGCTCCAGTGACGCTATCGGCATACGCCTGAATCAAAGCCTTCATGACGTAAGGATCGTCACACAGTTCCTTTTTGTTCTTTTCAGTAAAAGCAACTGGTTTGCCAGCCTCATCATTAATGCCATCCCAGCCTTCAAGGATTCCATCAACAAGAGCATCATCGCCCTTATCAACAAGAGCATTGAAGGCCGAGCGACTGATCTTCCTGAAAACCGCCTCGAACGTTTGAGACTCGAAGCGATTCCCGTCAACAGGAGTCTCAACTTTGACTTCCCACTTGTAGGAGGCAGTTTTCTTGAGGACGAAGGCCATGAACAGAGATCAGGTGAACACCAGCGACATCTCGTTGTTGCCAGCCGTGGTGGGCAGAGCCAAGTACGGCATGGACAGCGCGATTACGCCGTTAGTATCAGCGTAGCTGCAACCGGTGATGTCGGTCTGGGCTGCGTTGACAGTCACGATATTGCCGGCAGTGGCGCCCAGCACAAGGCTGGTCGAACCAGTAGCAGCAGCAACGGCCTTGGCGAAAAAGTCGGTGGTGCCGACAGCAGGAGCCTCGATCACAGCCGTACCACCAGGGGCGCGGTTGGTGATCAGAACCTCTTTATTGGAAGCGGTCTCCT